ACATAATCAAAATGATATTAGAATCTGCTCAAATGCTATGTACAGCAAAAAGAGTGTTAGACGGCAAAGAATATTTTGATACAACTAAAAACGGTCGTAAGATAAAAAGATGGCGATTAGATGATCCTGATGAAGAAGCAATTATATACAAGGCAGGTTGGTTAGGTCACCCTAGTACACAATGGGTTATGAAATCTGCTTACAACTATGTATGGTTGTATAACCATATGATGGCACTAAACCAAGAATACAAATTAAGATGGCAAAAGAAAGTTAATCATACATCAATTGATAAATTGAGTTTTATATTACGTAACCCACCTAAAAATGCTAGAATAGATGTTGTGGGTACAGACGCTACACCAGCAATGCCAGATCATTGTAAGATACCAGGTGACGTTGTAGGGTCATATAGAAAATACTATATACTAGAGAAAAAAAGATTTGCTAAATGGGAAAAACCAAATGCAGTAATGCCAGACTGGTACAAAGAAGGAATAAATGCTTGATTATATATTAAGAGGTGGTGTAACACAACACGCTGATTTTTTCTCACCAGAAAAATTTGAAAGTATAAAGGAAGATATAAAAACTTTTAAATGGGAAGAAACACATCAACCATTAAAAATGAAATATGGTAATAGATTTCAAGGAATGCCTTGTTATCAATATGAGTACAAAAAAGAGAATGATTATATAATTAATAGATTAGAAAGTATTATACAATATAATATTACTGATTTTAATTTAATTGCAAGAAAAATTTTAATAAGTGAAATAAAAGCATCCACACAAGACTTTAGTAAATATGGTTTTGTACATAGAGATTATCCTGCTGATACACCACAAGAACCTTTAATTGCAGGTATGATGTATTTTGACCAATCTTATGATGGTGGTACAGCATTTTTTCATAATCAAATGGAGAAGGCACCTGACTCATATGTAAGTGCTTTTCCTAATAGATTAGTTTTATATCACGGTGGTAGATACCACGCAAATTGTTTTGATTATACAATGGAAGAAAGAATAACATTTTCCTTTTTCTTTAAATTAAAACAAATGGAACAACCAAAACAAGATATACAATTAAACAATGAGAGGATACCTATAATATAATGGCACAAATGGATGATATGGAACAATTGAGTTACGAAGAAAGTAAAAGACAAGCAAAAGAAAGACGAGATAAAGGTAAGAATATGATTAGACCATTTACTTTTGATGAAGAAAAAATATTAAGGGACGGTCTATTTCATAATAACGTAGAGGATTAATATATGACAGAATTTACTAACGGAATATTTAAAACAATTGCAAGTACGAGTGCTGGTAGAGCATTAGTATATACATTAGGTCATATTATAATTGCAATGGGTGTTGTTAGTATTGTAACTGGTGCTAGTCTATTTGAGGCAGGCATAGTTGCGTTGGTTGAACCAACAATAAATGGTGTGTGGTATTATGCACTAGATAAAATGTGGAGTACATATTTAAATGGCAAATAAAAGAGAAAAAATTTATGAAAGAAATCCTAATACAGGAGTTATTAGATGGCGATATACAGATGAGTCGCCTGACAAATTTGGATGGCCAAACTATGGTAGAATATTAAAGGAGAAGAAAAATGCGAAAAGAAATAATAGAAGGTCTTAAAAAACACGCTGAAGGACATATAGCAAAACACAAAGCAAATGTTGAAGTGTTATTAGAGAAAACTGCTGGTATAGCAGAGCATCCTGATACACTAGAAACAATTGAAAAAGAATTAGGTATAATTGCTGAGTATGATGACCAATTAGAAATGTTGAATAAATATTTTTAATGCCACAATATACTTTCTTTAATAAAAGAACTCGTAAAGAGTTTACAGACTTTATGAGCATATCTGAAAAAGAAGAATACCTAGAGAAGAATCATCATATTTCACAAGTTATTGTTCCAATAAATATAGTTGCAGGAGTTTCAGGACTTACGCACAAAAATGACCAAGGTTGGAAAGAAAATATGTCTAGGATTGCTGAAGCACATCCTACTAGTCCACTTGCCGCTAGATACGGTAAGAAATCAACAAAACAAATTAAAACAGAACAAGCATTAGCAAAGAATAAAAAAAGAATAGCAAGTAGAAAATATAGGAAAAAATAATGGCAAAAGATTTACCAGATTATATGCGAGAATTTGATACTTCAGATGATTGGGGTTTTACTCCAGTTACATCTAAACCTGAATCAGATAAACCAAGTATTGATCCTAAAGTTGTAGAAGGAACTAATATAGAATTATCTAAAGTAAAATCAGATGTTAGCGATGTTAAATCAATGATGAATGAGATAATGCAGATAGTAGCAGAAAAAGATACTATCACAAAAGAAATATCAGACGAAGACACTAAAAAAAGATTTAAAGATATTGAGAAAATTGTATTGCCGTTTTTATACAATCTTTCTAAATCAGACGAACCATATATACATTGGCCAAATAGAGGACCAATTATAAAGGCACAAATAGAGAAAATACTAAAACTTACAAGGGGATAATATGTCAGCAAAAGCAAAACATAAAGAACTAAAAAGAGCAGTTAGAGATATGGAAGAAAAAAGAAATAACGATAGATCAACAGGCACTTGGTATGATTTAAGAACTCTAAAGAAAATGAAATTAAAAGCAAAGGAAAAAATAAATGAAACTAAGCAACAACTTTTCGCTTAAGGAAATGACTGCCTCTCAAACGGCAGACAGACACGGTATTACGAATAATCCTAGCGAAGATCATATGGATAATTTAAAAAAACTATGTGAGAATATACTACAACCTGTCCGAGATCATTATGGGAAAGTAGTATCAGTATCTAGTGGATACCGTTCACCAGAGTTATGCGTAAAGATTGGGTCAAGTTTAAAATCACAGCACGCCAAGGGCCAGGCGGCGGATTTTGAAATCTTTGGTGTGCCTAATGCTGAATTAGCAAAATACATCATAGATAATTTAAATTTTGACCAATTGATATTGGAATTTCATAAACCTGAGGAACCTAATAGTGGGTGGATTCATTGTTCCTATAAAAATGATGAAGACAACAGAAAACAGGTGCTCAGAGCATATAGAAATGATGATGGTAAGACGGTATATGAACCGTACGACCCTAGTTGAGCAGTTGAAACTCTTAACAATGAACAAGTAAAGGAACGCAATAAACTTGTGTCCCATTATATGTTACACAGGTCTATATAGCGCTTGACTTTTTGACAATATAATGTTATATTAATATATTATGAGTAAATTTAAATTTATAGAAGTCAACAAAGACTTATTACCGAAAACAAAAGGTAGACGAATAGATGGTCATAGATTTTACGAAATTGATGGCAAGAACTATCCGTCTATCACAACCGTTTTAAATATCAGAAAAAAAGAAGGATTAACAAAGTGGCGTGAGAACGTAGGAGAAGGCGCTGCTAATTGGGAAATGGCACGAGCAGCCAGACGAGGTAAATCTACACACACTTTGATAGAACAATATCTTAAAAGTGAAACTCCTAGTGAGAGAAGTGTATTACCATTAGGTCTATTTAAGTTATTAAAACCATACGTAGATCAGATTAACAATATTCATTTACTAGAATCAATAATGTATTCACATAAACTTACCGTTGCAGGTCAAGTTGATTGTGTTGCTGAGTACAATGGTAAATTATCAGTAATAGATTTTAAAACAGCAAATAAAGAACGACAAGAATCTTGGATAGATAATTATTTTTTACAATGTACCGCTTATGCAATTATGTATGAGGAGATATTCAAAAAACCCATAGAACAAATTGTAATCTTACTTGCAGGTGAAGATGGTTCAGTTGCTTGTTATAAGAAAAATAGAAAAGACTACGAAGAGTCGCTGGGTAAAGCTATACAAGACTTTTATAAATATTATGAAAATATAAACAAAGATAAGATAGCGATTTCTAAATAAAAACATCTTATCAAAACAAGAAAGATAAGATGAAAAGACTAATACTAATTTTAAGTTTACTTTGTGCCAGTATAGTATATGCTGAAGAACAAAAGACTTATAACTTCTGGTGGGAAACTATTCCTGCTGTTTGTTCTACTTCAGACGAAATACAAAGGTGGGCAAACGATAAAAATATGATACCTGTCAACGTAAGTGTTGGCAAAGAAAATGGTTCACCAGATGGTAAAGTTGTTTATATTGTTATATACTGGTTAAATGATACAGGAGAAACATTTGCTTCAGTATCTACACCTGACGATCCAGGCAATGCTTGTATAGTGTTCAGGACTTTTGATTTAAGAATTAACTCGGGTTTACAAAACCCAGGTTTATAGAATTAGACGTTGAGAGTAAGATAATAACTAGTGAGGACGTGGGGGCAGTACCCACCACCTCCACCAATTTAGAACACATAAATGTGTGCTGTAAGGGGGTGAGTTAGATTCGACTGCTACTAAAACTTACTGGAGTTTAATCGCTGACACCGTAATGTCAAATTATAAATGCTAACGAAAGTTATGCTTTAGCAGCGTAAAGTTGCTTAGGGTTTGCCTGTACCTCGTAACAGAAACAGGCATATATAAAGATATGATGACCCAGGCGACACCAATCAAAATTTCAAACAAATATTACAGAATACCTAACACAAAGGTTAGGTGGGCCCCTATTGTGGTTCCGCTAGCGTGGGACCACACTAGACTTTTCCTGCCTAATATGATATAATGAATCAATTATGAATAGTAAAGAATTTAGTCTAAAGATAGAGTCAGTAGTAAAAGAAAAACGAGTATCTTATATGGACGCTATAATAGACTATTGTAAGATGAATGACATTGACGTAGGAACGGTTAAGACTATGGTCAATAAGTCATTAAAAGAAAAAATAAAACACGAGGCAGTCAATTTAAAAATGCTCAAAGAAAAGAAAGGTGGCATATTGCCAGTATGAACGGATTAGAAATGTTATACCACATACTATTTGTTGAGTGGGACAAAGGTTTATGGGGCATAATAATTTTAGGATTTGTAATTGCTGTTGCAAGTATAATATATGATATTGGCTGTGAAATTAATAATGAATAAGAAGAGGAAAGA